CCCGCGTTCCCAATAACAAAATTGTATGGATGTTTTAAAATTGCGTCTTTAGCAATTAATTGTTCATCGTTTAATGATAAATTAAATTGAACATTTCCCTGTTTCTCTTTTTTCATCATGTGTTTATTATAAATAGTACAATAAATAAAAAAACACCCTCCTAACGGAAAGTGTTTAATTTTTTTAAAAAAAATTATTTAAGCATTTTAGTTATATATTGCGGAATAGCAAACCGCCCATATTTGATTCCTTTTTGTATATCGAAATTACAATCTTCGTAATCTGCTAATGAACATATTTCATTATCATCTGAAAAAATAATTTTGTATTTATTATATTTCAAAATATCAAATGAATCAAAAGAATAATTTATTTTTGGTAATACAAATAATTCATTATACAAATAACCAAGTCCAACCTCACGATCATCATTAAAAAATTTACCATTTTTATACGTTAGTAATGTACCAAAATAATCAAATATTATTGTAACATCTTTTAGTTTTGGAAATCCACAAAGTGTATCAACACTGTCATGCAATACTTTTAAGAATAAAGTTGTACCATACACCAATATTTCATCTGCATCATCGAAAACACTAACAGTATGATCACCATCGGGTTCGCATAAATCGACCGTGTAGGTAGGTGTTTGAATACTACAAATTGCAATACCAAACGATGAAAAATTAACAATATTTGATAGTATATCCAACCCATCACCGTATTGTTCTCTTAAACGTTCCTGTATAAAATCTAATGGGCAAAACTTTTTCAACCATAAATCCTGAATAAATGATGTGTTCCATAATACGCCGCTGGATTGTTCGTATAGATTGATTGGAAATTTTATTTGGGTCAATTGTTGGTCGAGTGTTTTTAATAAAAACTGTTGTCCAAGTAACCACTGTTCAGGTGTTACATAAGTTTTATCTATTGCTGCCATTTATTTTTAAATTAATTTAAAATGCGAATCGTATTCATAAAAGTGTTCATAATATGTAGTTTCGGGATATTCAAAACCATCATAATCTATTCCACTTGGACTTATATGTTTTTGAGTATGGCTGTATCGTTCTACTACCAACCGAATTATTCATTAAATTTATAAATATTTAAATTCGGTTGGTACTTCAAGATTTCGGAAATCGTTATGAATCGCAAAATCTGTTTCAATAGGTTTACCATAGCGTTCAATTATATTCGCAATTTTATTTTCGTGTGTCATTTATTTTTAAAACTTCTTAAAATAATAATATGGACAATCCATTAATAAACTTTGATTTAAACCAAAATGAATAAATTCAGAACAATCTTCATAACGTCCATTTTCCATTTCCAAACTACTAGGAAACATTTGAAGTGCTAATTGTTCATTTCGCTGATATTCGTCAAATGCTTCTTTAGATAAAAATGCAACATATCCGTCGCGTTTTTTACCCGACCATGAATCATATTCAATACAATCCGCAATGTATAATTGTGTTAATTTTGAATCTTTATTAGAACTTAAAAAATCCGTATCATTTAACCAAACAACCTCGGTTGGTTTATAAGTTTTACCAGCCATATCTACCCAAAATTTATTTGAAAAATTGAAATATAATGGTAAGTTTTGACCGTTCACAATACCTATTTTCCAACCAGCCTTGGTCGGTAAGATATTAGAATCAATAATCCATAATTTTTCTTGAATTGAAATTAAGGCAGTCATATAACCATTTACAGCATCGTCAGACCATCCTTCAAATGATTGTGAACGTAGTGTTTCTAAATAATTCATCAGTATTTTATTTTTTTATTAAAAATCTATTGTAAATTTTTCTAATTCGTTTAAACAAATAAATTCAGTATTTCGATATTTTTTAGCACAATAATTCATTTCAATTGTTTAAATTGTATTGTAAATGTAAATTAAGTTTTTTATGTTCGTAATCCAACAAATACCTATCCACCTTATTATCTGCATGAATTACATCTGCCCATAAAGATTCGGTGGTTGGTCTGTATTCGTATTGATTTGCAAGTTTATATTGGATATAACCCTCGCTAACGTTTAAATCCGTAGTTTCAGATAGAAACAAGTTTGAACCTTCAAAGAAATTTATTTTTTTCATTATAAGTCAGATATAATTTTTAAATGTTTTTCTTGTTGAATTTTAAATTCTTCGTCGGTTAAAAATCGTTTTAATTCGTGACTAAAGGTTGGTTTGCCAAACCCACCAGTACAATATGTTTTGATAATGTCTAACGGATTATTAACCACTTTATTATAAAATTCAATATCGTCTTGGCGTAAATACGTGCTAAAATGATCGAATATAAATACAAATTTTTCTAAGAAATATGGTGAATCAAATTCAATCCAATCTTCATATTCAGTAATATCATACATCATCCGCTTAATGAACGATTCTTTCATGTCGTCGATCACATTAAAACATAAATTTATTGCAATAGTTTCTTTGTTTTTATCAGTTAACATTTTTTATCTTATTTTTAATTACACATGGTAAATGATTTCATTTCCTTAAAGAAATCAAATGTGAAATTTGATGTTACAAAGGTAAGTAGTTTTTTGGTGGGGTGGTATTCGTTAACAATTAATTAACAAATTTTACGTGAATTATGTCCAGTGACGAAATTTAATCTAAACGGTGCTTTGGTTGTAATTTTAACAAATCCGTTACAACCACACTGGCAGGTTGGACGAATATCATTGAAAATATGCTTAATCACATAACTTTCCCACCCTCCAGTATGATGCTTATTTATGTGCTGAATATATGACTTATGTGAATAAAAATCGTCCTTATTACATTCCAAACAAACAAATTTTTCTGATAAATTACTTTGCTTAGTTAATTTTTGAATTTCTATTGGACGGTATTCTCCATATAAATTTATATATTCGTCAACTGATGTTTTATGTGATAATTTTAAATGCGTACTAAAACCATTGATAGAATACTCATTTTCACACATTTGACAGGTAATATCTATACTTTTTCGACTACTTTCTTTTTTATTTCGTTTCAATTTAGAGTGTTTTAAATTTTTTCGAGCGATTGGGTGCGATAAATCTACTTTAATATTTGAATTATCATAAACTTTTTCATATCTCAAATTTCCACAATCCCAAATCCAATCATAACCCAACATTTTCATATTTTCCCACTCGGATAATTTACTATCCGATTGCTTGAATATACTTAAAATGAGTTCTTTCGTGAATTGTCTCCGATCTGAACGTTTATTTGGATATACAAGATACCAGTAATTAGGACGACCCATTGATGTTAATGTAAATCCTAATAAATCATATACACTTTTACTTAATAAATCTGTCCAACGTCGATCTGCATAAGAAAATAATTTTACTGGTTTATAATTTCGTTCAAAATATTTTAGTAATTTATTAGCCGCACCAATCACATTTGTATTTAGTTTTGAACAAAATCGTTTTAATTCGATTTCAGTTTCTTTACGACTACGCTTAAATGTCATCACTGAAACAAGTTCCAAATTATGAAATAATCCGAAATTTAGGGCGGTTGGATCACCTTGACCTTGTAAATGGTTATCATCTAAAAATTTACTAATTTCTCTAAATGGTAATTCCTTTAATTCGCATTTCCTTGCAAAAATTGTATCCTTATTTAATTTTAATTCATTTTTAATACGACTAATAACAATATCTTTTTTAAACAACCACTCATCTTCAAATATATGAATTAATTTAACACCGTTTTCTTCACACATTAATGTTTTATTTATATGATACCGTTCTAGTTTACCATTCGCTTCACTATGCCAATATAGTCCATTAAATTCTATCGCTAAATTAAATGATGGTATAAATATATCAACTTCTTCACCCAACTCCTTTGTATTAGGTTTATATGGTATGTTCCATTCGGTTAATAAGTCACAAATTTGTTCTTCATATTTTGAACGCCATGTGGATGAATTAATTAAATTATCATTTTTATAATACAATATACGCATTTTATCACGGAATGATTCACTACTCATTATATCAATGTCATGCTTAATTCTATATTGATCCTTGGTCATATTATGTTTATCACGTAAATGTGTATTGGTCAATGTAATAAACCATTCATTACATTCTAAACATTGGATTCGATTATCCTCATTATCATTTATCGTTTTAATTCGATCAATCTTTACCAATGAATTTGACCACAATTTATCATTCGGGAAATCTACAATGTGGGTATCTTTGGTAATACCATGTACATCTAATAGATGTTTTCCAACCCATCCACCATTATCTTTACCATCTTTGGTTTTTCCCGACCAATTGCAGTGAGGACAATTCCAACGTTCATCTTGGTTAGGTAATTTATCGACAATTTCCCAATCTTCCAAATTAAATTCTTTGTTTAAAGAATTAACCGAATATTTTTTAAGTTGACCTGATTGTTTAGCACCAAGACTAAAACATTTCCCATCTATTTTAGACTTATATTGTTTTGTATTGTCAAATACTAACTTTGGTTGGTCAGATTGGTGTTTAGATTTGCATTCGTTATTACAAAATGCTTTTAATTTCTTAGGCAATTCCTTACCACATTGTTTACAATTCATATTGTTTGTTTTTGTATAATACAAATATATGGTATTTATTCGGATTAAACAAGTATATTAACTATACATTAACAAAAAAAGGCTTGCCTAAATTAATAGACAAACCTAATTTTATTTTACGTTTTTTATAACTAACCGAATTTAATATTATAGAGTATTCAAACCTTCAATATATAATTTGGCATAAAACTCAGGACGCAGCATTTTTTTCGCGTAACGAGTCATGACACCTTTACGGGGCGTGAAGTTATCGGGATCGAGGACGGTTGGAGTCATAATCATCGGAACATAAGGAGCGTAAACGGCCCCATTTTCTAGCCACGTTGACCCTTTATAACCCATCAAGATTACATTTTCCTTCATATAAGGATTTTTCCAAACCTTAAATCGGTTGTTCAATGTACCAATTTTTTGTACACCAAAGTTAAACGTTCCTTGATCTCCAGTCGTATCGGTAGCAAAACCCGGAATTGATTCCAAAACAGTAGCAACCATCGGTGAAACAATCATAAAGTTTGCTCCGCCCCTGACAGTACTTGCATGAATTTTGTTACTTAATTTTTGCAATTTAGTACCAATTGTCTGAAACCATGTAGGCTGTGTATATGCAGTCAAATTTTGCGTTATCGGTGCGAAACCTGAACCATTCCATTCATAACCAATCCTAGTTGACCAGTAATCGGTATGTGAAGAAGGTGCTTCTGATAGCAACATATCCAAAATTTCCAAGTCAATTTCTTGCGAAATATATTCACCCAACACCCCCGTCAATTCGGCTTCTACGTCGATATTTTGGTAGGCATTTAAGTCTTGTGAAAATTCAGGTGTCCATTGTGCTTTCAACTTACGCGTTTTCGCAATAATTGATTCAGAACGCATTTCAAGGTTAATTGATGGAATATCCAACGGATTATCCATGTTTGAACCTGCCTGTGTTTTACCTGCCTCAAAATCACCACGTGTTGTATCGGTTGGTTGTTTGTGATAATTTACATTCAAACGAGTTGCAGCCGCAAAGGTTGAACCCGATACTAAGAATGAAATTGTACCAGCCGATTTATTATATTTTGTAAATTCTTGATATACATCATTTACAACTGCACCAACACTGTTTGACAATGTAAAGGCACGTGTACCCATCGGGTCAAATGATGCAATAGATGCAGTAGAAATTGTTACTTTAACAATAGATGAACCACCAACCAATAAAGATTGACTAAATTCACTATTAAAATTATAATCCGTTGCTGAAACTGAACCTGTTACAAATTCCGTAGAACTTACAGCAGCCGCAATTGCCAATGCAGATGAACTATAATCGTTGATAGAATAACCAAAACGTCCGGGGCCATAGAGACCCTCGGTTGGTGTTGCCCAACCATAAGTAGCGGCTGTACCTTTATTTGCATCAGTAACACCAAACATAGAATCGTTTTGCGAATCTTTGCCACTGTTACTATTAAATCCGGGTTGACCATTACCATATTTCAAATCAAGCCAAAATACTAGACCTGATGGTAAATTCATCGGTTGAATTGAAATATATTCTTTTGCAGATACGTCAGCAAAAATACGGCGTACCAATGGTAACGCGATACCAGCCCATTCTTCCGAACCTTGTACAGTTCCCGTTTGGTTGGCTTCTTTAAGTAATTGCACAGCCTGATTTTCCAACAGTTGTGCCATGTTCCCTTTGTTTGGCCCTGAAAGACCTTCCAACAAACCAGTACGTTCCCATTTGTTTGTCAACAATTGGGCGTTTTTACGCTGGTTCATAAATTGATCCTTGGGGAGAAGTGATTGAATATCCATTTTTAAATTATCTCCTTAGATTGCTTTTTTAATGTTTGCAAGTTCCTGCCAACGTGAAACCATTTGCACGGATTCGTTAACGGTTTTTTTAACGGTTGGTGCTGCTTTTGATGCAAAACCTTCCTTAATGTTAGTTTTCTTGCGATTTTTGTTAATTGTTTGACAAACAGTTGTGTAAACTAATTTTGTTTCACGAATTGATGTTGCACGATCCAAACTTTCCAAGATACTTGTAAGTTGTGGTTTTGTTAAATCAAATTGACGTGTAATTTTAGTGTTATACAACAATTTTGCATTTAATAAATTTACTTCATTAATAGTTTTTTTCAATTTTGTGACAACCATTAATGCTTCATTCTTTTGCTTTTTCAGATTGGCATTTTCCGAACGTAACCTACGAACTTCACTGTTAACAGAACGGGTTGGAACTGATTCATCGTATGCACCACCATCGGTAGATTCTACCATTTCTTCGTCTTCACCTTCCATTTCACGCATAATCATTTCGTAAATTTCATCATCGGTTGGTTCTTCACTTTCCATTGACATTTCGTCTTCGTATTCGTCACCTTCCATAGCCATATCATCATCTTCAAAATCCATGTCGTCACCTTCCATAGCCATTTCGTCGTCTTCTTCGCCATCCAATTCACGCATTAATTGTTCCATTTCCATTTCATCATCAGATGGTTCTTCGACTTCCATTTCTTCCGCACCGCCCAATTCGTCTTCAAATGATCCAAAACCTGTATCGGTTGGTTCTTCGGCTTCCATTTCGTCATCTTCTTCTTCGGATAAACGGGCAGAAATCATGCGTTGTAGGGATGGTTGAAATGATTCCGCAATAGCGGCTTTGGCGTTGGCGTATGCCGTTGATCGGACGGCTTTTGCGTCGGCCAATGCTTCTTTAAGTAATTTACTCATTGTAGAAATACTCCTAATTTCTAATTTGTTTTAAGTTTATTATGAAACTTAATATTATATTTTTTAATTGTATGTTGATTGCCTATTAAAAAGCAATATATTTTATTATAAATATGTTTTATTTTTTGGAAACGTTTTAAAATTGTCTATCCCTAAAATAATCTTCCACATTGCTATGATTTAGTGGAAAGGGTATTCTTAATCGTATGCCTACTGGAAGTCGTAATGTAGGACTACTAATTTTATTTGCACGTGCAATTATAACCCAATATCGTACATCACCATATTCAGCAGCGGAAATTAAATCTAATCTATCACTGATTTTTGTAATAATATATTTATCACTATTTCGCGGTGCGATATTTGGATAATATAAAGTAGAATAGCGACGCTTTCCATCTTTATCTTTTATTATTTCAGCAAATTCTTCGTAGCGTTGCATCTAATTTGAAATTATTTGACTTGGGTGTTAAAAGTTTTTTATTGGATGATAATTTTAATCCACCCAACCTATGTTCCCAAAATAAAATTAATTGATTTTTGGTCATAATTTACCCACCAGTTGTTTTTTTGAAATCCCGTAACAGATTGGAAAGATTTTTAGTAAATGCTAATCCATGTATATTTCCTTTTTTAAATGTATCGCATAAATTTTGTATAAGACTAATCAAACGAAGTTGTTGATCTGCATTCGGCCCTTCATTTAAAATCTGCTCATAAATTTTTCTAACACGATTTTCTAATAATTGATTTGTTTTTTTTTTTGCATATTATTCCTTGTTTAAATATTGATTAAATCTAACCTTTAACCGTTTGTATAATTATTTGTTTTATTTTTTCATCCAATTCACGCATTGCTGCTATAATTTTAAAACTCATTTGTTGGGTGACAGTTTCTAAATATTCATCAATATCACCTTCCATCCTAGTTCCTAAATTGTCATTATTTTTGAATCCAACCTCATATGCTTTTAAAATCTTTTGCATCTTTGGATTAGCAGAAATTTTATTAATTTTGGGTTCACCACCACCATAAATAGAAATAGATACAGATATTTTACCATCCGATGCTGGTTCTAATTTAACACCATCGGCAAATCCACCATTAAAATATTTCCCTTCATATTTTAAAGTTTCGTCTTTTTTAGGATCGGTAGATTGTTGCGGCTGTTGACTTTGGTCGTCAGTAGCAGACTTAGATGATTGACCGTTTGGGGGGTTATCTTCACCTTCCAATTCTTGTAGTATATGTCTTAACTTCATATAAATTAAAACGAATTTTTTATTTTTTGATATTGTACATCATCAAATTTAGATTTCGCTATACTTAACAATTTATTATAGATGGAATCGCGATACGCTCGCAGTTCGGGTGTTAATGATCGTTCCAACATGTGTATTTCTTCCACATACTCCATTATCTTAATGTATTTTGGTTGGTTAACCATTTTTGCCAATACTGCAATTGCACCAGTATGGTCGTTTTGTTGTGTTAATTTATTAATACTTGGTACAACATCTGCCTCCGTTAAAATCTTTTTATAAATTTTACGAATTTTATTTTCTAAAATTTGTTGGGTAAGTAAATCTTGTCGGGTAGGTTCACGTTTAAAATTTTTCATTTATTTCCTTTTGGGTTTGATTATAAGTAGCACGTTCGTTTTGGATTCGTATCCGATCCGATTTTTTTTGATATGCACGGTTGTCGGATAACTGTTCAACTATTTTATTATCCTTTAGTATTTTTTTCCATTGACGAAGTGCAAATGTTAAATCGCCATTGACGGCAACTGAATACGGCGAACCTTGAATTAAGGCATTATATTGTTTTGATTTGATGTTCATTTTGATTTAAAATTATTAATATTAAACGTCATAATAACGACTTAATCCAGCACCAATATCTTCATAACACGATTCAAGTCTTTGTTGTAATTGTGTAAGTTCTTTTGATGTTTGTTCAAATACTTTATAAGATTCTTTAAGACGTTTTATATCTCTATTTGTCGTTATATTATCGAACCACCCATCCGTTTCTTTAATTGTAAATCCCTCGGCAGCACTTATTAAATTACCAATTTGTTGTGTAATTTCACGTAAATTATTTGATCTATATATATCATTTTTATACGCTGTAAATTGCTTGACAGATTCTAAGAATGCGTTGCGTTCTTCTTTAGAATACGCAATTTCATTTTCTAATAGGTATCTTTTTTTCATATAAATTTTTTTTAATAAAATATATTATTTTATTTCTTATTGTGCATTATGCAACACACATTCGTCATTGAGCATAGTATTTCTTGAAGTAATAAATCTATTGTTTCGGGGGTTTCGGTATGAATAAGTTTTCTATCATAATTTTCTGTTATTGCCATTTCAGCATAATGGGTGGATGGATTTGAGACTACATCACAGGCCGAAATTAGTTCAAAATCGTCTTGAACTTCAACTAATTCCTGTTCACCACTTTCTTTCAATGGTTGTACGCTTCCCATCCCCCGCGAACTTTGACCAATACGATAACCAGCCAATAATATTTCACGGACAATGTTACCTGATGGTGTTTTTAATATTTCAATATCTGCATATACTTCATCATTTTTCCATTTAATATCCATTATTGCTTGAGCGATATTTTTAACGGAAACTAAATTCGCTTCATCCCCGCTGGGGTGATCGCATTCCCCGTATGCCATTTTAGCCTTAACCATTGACATGTGTTCGTTAATACTACGTTCTAAAACACGTTTAGGATAAACCCTACCATTCTTGTTTGGTGCGTCCGCACGTTGAATAAGTACATTTTTTAAAATAAGCCTACCATCATTATTTTGAATAGATTCTAATAAGGTAGGTTTTTCAATTGCTATTAACGATGTTCGTTCTATTAATAATTTTTTCATCTTTTCCACGAATTTAACCATTCACCTTTAGGCAATTTTTTATATTGTTTCATAACTATACGCTTACTACCCGACAATTTAGCAAGTTGGTCTTGATTTACTTTATATAAATGTGTACCACTTGTAAAACTATATAATGGATTCGGTAATTCACCTAACGCCCGTTCTGCGTAATCTCTAGCACGATGTGAACCAAATGATACAAACACTTCACCGGGCGACAATTCGGTTGCGGATTCTTCTTTAATCACACGTCGAATCATTTCGGATAATGATTCTTTTTGAGTATTGGTCGAATTTTTATATAAAATAATATTACTATAATTATTTTTATCCGATGCTTTAATCAAATCACTAAAATCACTTATTAATTCCTGCCTATTTTCCGATTTAGATATATCATCTTTCCCATCAGTAATTTTATTATATGTTAAATTTTCAAAATCTAATACAAATTTAGTATTAACTAATTTATCAAATATTGTTCCTTTTAATGTTGGTTTGTCATCTGTTACATTAAATGGTTTACATATTAATTCTACTTTTCCAACAGATTGACTGGCTATCATTTTTATAATGGTTAAAAAATCACCATTTTTGGTAATAGTTTTAAGGGTGGTTGGGGATATTATAGTTTTGGTCATTTTCGTTCTATTAATAATTTTTTCATTAATTATCCAGTTATTTCTATTATTGCATCAGCGATTTCATCCATTTTTCGGATATATATTCTAAATTTATCGTTTTTAGTCAATTTTTGTATTATTTCCAAATTATTCATTGCTGTATAAAAATTTTTATAAAACGTATCAACTTCTTCTTGTGTGATTTTATCATAAGATTCTTCTTTTAATACACGTCTAATCATTTCAGATAATGATTCTTGTGTATTTTTAGGATTTGCTTTCCAAACACTTGAACCATCCCCATCCAAATTATATTTTTTTAAAAAATCACCAACCATCCTTTTATCTGTAAAGGCATCAAGGAAATCACCTAACTGAATCCGTTTACTACCAATGCCTTGCAACAATGTAAGTGGATCAATTTTATTATCATCTAAAAATTTTTGAACGTATTCTTTACGTGTTCCTGTTCGTTGTGCAATTTCTTGAGCATAGTCAACTTGGATTGGTTGTTTTTTAGATTTACCGTATGCTTCGGATTTAGGTTGGGCGGTAGATTCAGTTTTATATTTTCCACTTAAAACAAAATCAATGAATAGTTCTTTTCCATTTGGCTTTTTATAAACCGAATCTAAAAAATTATATAATTCCATATTCCAATTTTTACCGAATAGTTTCCGTTCAAATTCATCAAAATGTGTTGAGTTTGACGATGGAATAGTCGCCAAATCGTAATATTTACTTAAATTTTCTTTAGTAAAATTATTCATATTAAGTATTAAACTCCCTTAATTTAGATGAAACACGCCCAAGCCGTTGGTCTATTTTTTGAAATTTTCCAAGTGTACCTTTCCAAAAAACGCTTTGATCTGAACCTGATTCTAGTTTTAGTTTTGTTGCATGGTTAATCATTTGTTCGACTTCACCAAGCATTTTGTTAATTTGTATAATATTATTATTAATCTTTTGACGTTCTGTTAAAGAATCATCAGTTTTATATGTTTTATATGAAATTTCATTAATGCTACGTTCAATCATATCTTCGATTAATTCTGAATATGATTCATCATCAGGCTTTCTAATCTTTTTACGAAAAGCATTTGGGGTAGCATAGAACTCCCCCCCACCAGTGACATTATCTTCTTCAACGGTTGGCATTATTTTTGTAATAGTTTCTATTAAACTTTTCATTTTATTTTTAATACAATCCACATTTGTCCTAAATTATATGGTTGGGAGGTGGAATTTAAAATTATTATTTGATCTCATTAATCAATTCATAATAAGTCAACATAGCCGACAAATGATCTTCTTTAATTTTATCACTTATAACTATATTGTTTAATAAATTTATAACTTCGTTTAATTTAATTTGTTGGATTGGATTTGTCAATTTACTTTTTTTAATATTTAATTTCTTTTCAATGAATTTACATTCCGTAATAACATAATCCTTGAATTTTGTATCCGTTTCATCTTCATTGATATATTTTGACAGTAATTGTTGTTGCTTAGTATTCAGTGTTCGATACTTTTCATTGAACTTTTCGACAATAATTTTGAAACTTAATTTACGAATATCGGGTTCTTCTTGTGCAATGATTTGTTCAATTTCATCTAGTTCTTTAACCGATTTACCAGTTAAGTTTTCGGAAATAATTTGTTTATTTTGCAGATATGAAGTTGGATTTTTAGCAGTCTTATTTTCAAATAAATTGTAAATACTTGCAAGTACTTTATAATTAGTAATTCTACTATTATAAAATTCCGTTAAATTGTAATGTTTTTTGATAATTTTATTCAAATTATATTTTTCAACATTTAACTTATTTTCATCAATATTAATTCGATTTTTAATAACTAAATTAATTAACTCATCTGCATTAACAGATACGGAACTTTGATTCAATTGTTGGTACAATCGCAATTCAGACAACAACTGTGAATTAACATTAAAGTGTTTTTTAACAATCTTCAATGCCGTTTGTGGGTTGGTCGGATTAAGCGTTTCGTGCATAATCTTCTTACACAGAATTTCAAATATTATTCCAGTATTCTTTAATTTATTGTGCTTCATATATATAATTATAATTCTTGGTCTAAAATTTGACTTTCATTTAACATATTTAGTTCCAAATCAGTTGTTACTTCTTCATTTAATGATTGTTTCGTGTTTTTAGTCATTTGTTTTGTTATCGAATTTACAATATTTTCCTTAACACCTTTATCTAATTCACGTCTCCCCAACGGGTCACGACCAAACGCTTTATCTTTGACAGTTTCAAAAGATTTATACTTGTATGGTTGTCCTTCATTGTTTTCACGTTCATCGGGACTGTATAATTTTTCTAAACTTTCACTATCAGTTGCATTGAATTTAGAAGCAACCTGCATAGATGCAATATCGTGTGGTGTACCAAATGTTTTTCCTGTTACTTTAGGATCATTACCTTCTTCCGTAATTTGTGTATAACGGAATTTTTCTTTTAAGAAATTAGGCAGCCTTAATTTTTCCTGTTTCCATTCACTTTCAGAAAGACCTAAAATATTTTCATATATATAAATATCCGACAATAAATTAGATTCTAATATATTTGCAATTAAGTTGAACTTTTCATTTAATAGGTCAATTTTTTGACGTTCGTAAATTATGGATGGACTTGTTAATGATAATTCAAATCCAAGCAAATCTTCGTCTTTATGACCTTGTGAATGTAAATGTACAATAGCAATTTTATACAGTTCGGACACAAAGATTTTTTGATACCTTTCAATCATTTTGGCAAATCTAATGTCTTCCGCACTCAATGCCGTTTTTGCAGAACTTTCATCATATCCTAAATATGCTTTAGGAATTTTCAACGCAGCCATCATTTTAGATTTAAAATATTCAACGTCGTCAATTTGTCCGTCGTTACCAAGTCCCGGCAATGTTTCGATACTTGTTCCCGACTGTCCACCCCGCACAGGTAAATAATAATCTTCTTGTGAATTTAATAAATTATATTTTAAATTTATTTCACCTGTTGACGGGTCAATATATGGAATTTTTTTCATTTCGGAAATGATTTGTTCCATGTGACTTTCAATCTCGTTTGGTGGAATATTACCAACATCAATTTTAATAATACGACGTTCGGGAGCTCTCATAATCCGATGCAATAACATAGCATCTTCCATCAATTTCATTGACTTGTAATCTTTTCTTGCACCTTCCAAGGATGACCGACCATACGGTAAAAAATTGGTATCTGTAATTAATCTAAAATGTGCTATTTCATATTGATTAAATGTACTTTGATTACTATAATTTTGTCCATCCCCCTCATATCGAAATTTAACTTCATTTGGGTCTTCACGTGTTCCTTCCTCCCTAACCATTAAACTAGGATGGATTGGTAATACATTTATAACACCGAACTTTTCACGAATTTCTAAGTATAAAAAGAAATCACCATACTTTACCATTTGCCGAACCCAATGCCACATATTAAATTCTATGTTCATTATGTCATAAAATAAATTATGTAATATCTTTTTTATTTCGTTATCTTCGCTATGTATTACTAATAATTCTCCCGATTCGGAATTGGACGTAATTTCGTCTGCTGCAATGTCGATTGCCGAAGTTATTATTCCGTCAGTATCCATCAATTCATAATCCAAGTAAAGCATTTTCCGTAATGCTTCAATTTCATGGTTTACAAACGATGAACCCCACCCACTGAACGACGCTGGAGAACGTCCATTACGCCAACGTGCCTTTGCATTTTGGGGATCGGGACTTCCAGTACTTTGCGTTTTATTTACGTCGAATGTCTTTAATCGTTTACCGGGTCGTTTGGTAACAACTACATTTCGTGTAAAAAGTCGTGAAAGTGTTTGTTGAAAGGTTGTCATTTAATTATTAAATATTTTAAAAAATTACAGCAGCCATTTTAAACTTTCGGAATGATTGCCTATTCTTTGCTCCCATGCTGGATGACTTTGTTTGGCTGGATTGTAAACGTTTTTATGAACATTAGTTATTGATTGTTTAACTAATTCAATACCCATCTGCCTAAGTCGTAACGCGGTATCACGCACATACAAAAACATACAAAAACATAGTACTAAATCGTCATTGTAGCCGTTTTGTGCTTGCGGTTTACCGTTGATCCACATAAATACACTGAATTGATTTATAAGTCGTTTAGAGTGTAAAATTGGACTTTTTTCACGGGTGTACATTTCTAGTTTAGAAATCATTACAGGTCGTAATACGTGGGTGGTTGTAAAGCCCGGAATCATATCTTCTTTATTTTTCAAATCATACCGTTTCATTAGATGTATATTTTCATCTAAATAAGGATCGTTCTTATAACTATAATATAAATTTTTGTAGCCCTTATCCAAACACACTTGAACAGTTGACCATCCAATGTTTTTATTGTCAATAACCAATAACGCATCGTTATATTCAGTTGCCACACTTACCAACATATTACCAAACATATTAGTATCAATTTTACCTTCATATTCAGCCACTTGTTCCAAAGATTCCACATCCATAACAATAAATGCACTACTATCTTCACCATCTCCGCGAGCAACGTCGGCAACAACACAATAAGATTTTGTATAATCGGGATATTTCCAAATCCAATAATCACCACCAATACCACGCCGTTCGGTTGGGTCGGAAGTTTTTTCACGGTAATATGATAATATATCAGATTCAATAACGGTATGACCCGATGTTTCAAAAACGCAATCATTCTCTTGGGCAGCCATTCGCTTACCCATTAATTCATCTTGTAAATCACGCCATTTTTGGTCACGGTCAGGATGTCGTTGCCAATTTAAACGAATTGGGTTTAATGAACCCAACCCATCTTCTTTAACACCTTCTTCTGCTTGACACCACAATTTATAAAATATACCTTGAGCACCGTTTGGAGTTGATAATAATATCGCATTACCACCAGTTGCCAATGTCATTTGTGCTGATGTCCAAATTTCGGTAGCACCCTCGGCAAATGCCATTTCGTCAAAAATCAATAAACTAACAGCCGATCCACGTGCAGAATCGGGTTTACTTGACACCGCTTTAATCTGTGAACCATTGGATAAAACTAATTCTAATTTATTATTATTAGTAATTTTTCCAATATTCCGCATCCACACAGGTAAGTTATCGTACATCACTTGAACCATTTTTACAATATTTCGAGCAACATCCTGTTTGGTCGCAATAATAAGAATTTTGAAATTCTCTTTGAATAACATTTGTTGCAAACTGTACATTGCAGTCAATGTACTTATGCCCATCTGCCTAGATTTCAAAACAATATTGAACCTATGATTTTGGAAGTCTAATAGTGTAGAAACTTGAAAAGGGTATAGATCGAACTTGATCTTACCCTTCATTGGATGTTCAATCATGCAATATTCCTTAGAAAAATATGCAACATCGGTGGCACATCGTTCTAATTCTTGCTTAATTACATCACGTATATTTTGCGTTTGACTAGGAATACATTTCTCCTATGCTTTTATTTTTAAATTTCGCCTAATTTTTCGGCTATTTTATTTTTAAATTCTGAGTATT